ATAATCGGCATTTTTCAGCACGTTCGGCAAGTTGTTCTGATTGCTCGGTACAGTATTGCTCTGTGAATCCGTATAGGGGAAGTACGCATATTCGACTTTCTGATTATTCGTCCATTCTGCCAATGCAATGATTTCATCATCGTCAGCACTGTACAATGTGGTAAAGGATACCCAATTACCATCCGCCCTTGCAATAGCCGTCATGTTGGCATCTTCACTCATTGTTACCATGCCTGCCTGTGCCACCGCACCAGTAGCAGAGGAAATCCCTAACGCATCAGCACTCGTTCCAGTTGCCACGCTTACACTGGAATTTTCGCCAGTTGTAGCAGATACCACAATAAACGCATTCAGATTGCTGTTATACGTTACAGTAGTACCTGTAATTTTTGCCTGTAAAGCGGTCGCAATATCACTCTGTGTGGTTACGGAAGATAAATTTAACCCCGTTACGTTAACAGTAGTTCCGTCAACGTCAATACTGAAATTGCCTGCGGTAATAGCCTTTAAATCGCTCAATTTAGCCGCAGAACCGCCGATTAACTCGCCAGCTACATCTACATCAATACGCCTTGCAAACTTCAGCGTATCGGGGCGTTTAAAGGCATTATCATAGCCCATGAAATATTTCAATGCCGCCTTGTATTCGTCGGAATCATATCCAAAATAAGCACCTACCGCAGTAGCGGAAGAAAAGCTCATATCGGGATAGATGCACAAGGCATTCTTGGTCAGCAATAGACCACTCATTGCAAGGTCGGGTACGCCAGCGTTAATTACCCGTGGCGTAACATCTACAATTTGTCTTGCAGGAATAGCCATCCTTTAATCTCCTTTCTTTATTGCGGAGGATAGGCAACATCAACATTGACCACTTTTACCTCTACGTTGTTTGTATTTGGTTGTGGTAATGTTAGGTTGTCCCATTCCGTAAGATGTAATACAATGCGGTATCTATGCACCCACTGTTCGTTTTCGTCAACGAATGGTAAATATTGCATATCATCCGCAAAATTAAAGTTAAATCCTAATTCTTTAAAAAAATCACACGATAAATAAGACCGCCCTAATACCGCAAGATTCTTGGCATGATTTTCAGCAACTTCCTGTTCGTTACTGCAAAAGTCAATATTGACAATCTTTTCGTGCAAGGTATTAATATTAACTTCTTCCGCTTCAGTAAACGTATCTACATTTGTTCCCACACGGCGAAAAGAATCCATGTAATACATCGTGTAATCGTCTGTTTGCGGCAAAGTAGCCCTGTTTTGATACCCTCTGTATAGGTTATCCTGCACTACATCCGTATATTGCAATATATAATCATTTACAGCATCTAATAAGTCCATTCCTATCCCTCATACCAATCACTTGCGGAAAAATCCGGCGGTGTAGTCTGTATATGAACGCCCACCTTACACCATCCGTCCCACGTCCAATCTTCAATTACAGCAGTTATTAACCAATATGTTCCGTTATCACGAAACAAAAAATCGCCTGTACGAATAATCGGCAATCGTTGTTGTCCGGCTATTGGCATGGGATTTTCGGAATACAAGAAAACCTGCTCTGATATTGGCGTTTGTCCGAACACTTCTGCATGTTTTAAAGCATCAGAATCAAGCGGTTGAAAGTTCGCTTTAATTGTCTGTGGCTCCGCATATACCGCTTTAATTTTTCCTTTAACGTTTTTTTGTCCTGCACTTTGGTATAATGTCACTGTTTCGTCGGGATGAAGTGAAGTTATGGCACTTCTCACAACATGATGCAAATTAACTCCTACGCTCATAATTTCACCTCGTAATGTACGTCATTTATCATTACACCGCTATCAATTAAAACCGTTTCGGGGTTTATGGGAATAAGTCCCTTACCGCTTCTCGCCCGTCTTGCTTTTCTTGCAATAGTAGCAGGCTTATTAGGTCGTGGGTCAGTTGGTGACCAATCCTTGATGGTTCGTTTTACGTCACCCTCTCCCGCCTGTCCCACACGTTCTAATGCAATTCTTACGCCCTCGTTTGTAAAACCGTTCTGTTGTAAGGCTATCTTGGCAATATTCGCCCATTCCTTACTTTTCTGTTCCACAGTACGTTTTAAAAAAGGACGCGGCGGATTATGGTCGCCAAACTCGTTTAAATATGCAACGTAGGCTACTCTTGTACCACTGGCGTAAGTTGCCCCATCAATAAAGCCAATATGTACAGCGGGCCTATCGGACGTTAAGTTAGAAGCTAACTTTTTTAGTACGTTTTTTAATTCGCCTTGAATTTTAACATCCGCAGTAAGCAACATATCTCATTCCCACCCTATATTTAGCCGTAGCAAGCCAATACATACTGCCACATTGGGTTTGGCTATACCAGTTGGGGTTATTGGCGTATGGTTGCAAGCCAACACTTACACTACCCTCTGTGGCAGATGTAAGCATTCCAACCATGCCAGTACCACGCTGTTGTAATGTAGCAATATGACACACAAGCATATATAACAATGTCTTGCGTTCCGCTAAATCCTTTATCTTGCTATTTTCTGTATTATCACAGAGTAGGCAAGCCACATTAAAAAACTGCGTTAACTGTGCTTCGCTAAAAACATTTTGAAATTGTGGATACAGGGTTAAAAATTCAGAAGCGTCAAAAACCACTACATTACTTTCTGACATGGTTTACTCCTTATTTGGTTCGGTAGCAATTTTCTTCGGGTCAATAGGTTCAAACCCATTCCGCAAGTCTTTGCGTTCTTTGGCTTCTTTACGAGCCTTGGACGGAGTGCTTGCGAAAATTAAGCCGTTCTTCAGGCGTGTATCGTCACGATATTTAACCAAAACTTTTTCCCACGCTTCGGCAGGAACATTAGCGGTAATACCATACGCACCGATAGGCAGAATGCCTGCGGATTTGCCACGCAAGTTCGTAGCATTGCCCTTAATATGGATTTCCCGAGTTTTGCCGTTATTATCCTCAACCTCAAAGATAATATCTCTCGGGAAGTTGGAACAAACCATAACGGTATCGTTTTTAATTTCCTCTACCGCTTCGGTGGTGTCGATAACATCACCGTCCACTAACGGCTCAACATTGACTTCTTCTACCTTTTTTCTACGTGTTCTTTTTTCTGCCATTCTTACTTACCTCCTCAAAAGAAAAACCCCTCACCTCTTGGCAAGGGGTTTATAAACTATTGATTAAACGCCACTCATCATCTGAATAGCAAACGGACGCAGTACAACAGCACCATAAGTGCCTGCACTGTATTTCTGCCGATAGGAAGAACCCTCGGGAATCAGCTGATGTGCCCGCATTTTTTCAGAGAATGCCAACTGTGCGGTCGGATAGCCGTCTACGGAACGAGCCGCCATAAATACAGTATTAGTGTTATTAGCTACCAATTCGGGCAGGATAACAAAAGAAATATTATTGAAGTATTTCTTCAGCATATCCAGTACGCTTACGCCAAACTCGGTGGTTTTGCCCAGCAGAACCATAATAGCAGGCGGAGCGGCGAGAACAAGGTCGCTGGAAACAGAGATACGACCCTGACTATTTTCAGCCAGTCTACCAAAGATTTTGATAATGTCATCGTAAATCTGTACAGTGGTCTTACCGCTCCACTGGGTTACATTGTTAACGCTTGTGGGAGTAATATCAGCAGGCAGGTTCGGGTCGTTCAGCAGACCATAGATACGTTTGCCAGCTACGCCACGCAGATAGAATTTATTGGAATCAATATTCAGAATGGTAGCGGCAGAACGCTGTTTTTCTGCGGCAAGGTTCAGAGCCGCACGACCCAGCGTAGCCATTTCACGTTCGCCGTAGCGAATGGTGGTCTGATAAACGTAGTTGTCACGTTCGGGGTATACTACGTTTACGTCAGCCATACCTGCATTACCATAATCGGTATAGGCTTCGGTTTTGCCAACGCTTTCAACCGCCTTAAAGATAGCGGAAGAAGTTGCCCAGTCACCTTTACGGGTTTCACCGAAAATTTCACGGGCATTGGTCGGGGCGGTCAAAATGTAAACCACCTGCGGGTCAACGTAGGAAGTAAATACAGACGGAACACCGCTGTTCGGCATGGTGACCATAGCGTCCTGTGCCAGTCGGTTAATAGAATCTTTAGTGATGAAGTCTTTTACGGAATCGAAGATAAAGCCTTTCTCACGCATAGTGGAAAGTGCTTCGTATTTAGAAATAGTCATTCTATTCTCCTTTCTTACCAGTTAGAAATAACGGAAATCTCGCCTGCTTCAGCGGCGGTAACAAAATAGAAATCGGTTTCTACCGCACCCTCAACAGTAGCGCCAGCGGCACCGGGTTTTACTGCACCAGTAGCGAGAACAGCAAATACTTTCTGCCCCTTGGTAACAGCATCGGCACACTGTACGAAGAAATCGCCTTTCTTCTGTACGCTTACATTCTGTCCAGCAGGAACTACGTTAGCATACGGAGTGCCAACAGGAAGCACGTTAGTAATTTCACGGCAGGCAAAACCAAGAGGAGCACCAGTGCCGTTAGAGTTTACTCTGCGGTCATCGGTAGCATCTTCCCATACAAAACCGCCAATAGTTACTGCGGTCTTGGCAATGTAACCGAGAGCCGTAGATACGATAGGATTAATAGAAGCATACGCACCGGGTACACCA